AGAATTACTACACCTGAACCACCATTACCACCAGTTTGTGCTGGTGTTCCTGGGAATGCTGTAGATGCGCCGCCGCCGCCAGCACCTTTGTTTGCATCTCCATTAGATCCACTTAAATCTGCATTACCACCTGCGCCACCGCCGCCTGAACCACCTGCGCCACCAGTAGTATTTGAACCGTTATCGTGTGCGCCACCGCCGCCACCGCCGCCATAAGTTACAGATGAACCTGTGATACTTGTTGCAACGCCATTTCCACCTGCACCAGCGACAGATGTAGCAGGGGCATTTTGACCAACAGCACCTGCACCACCGCCACCGCCACCGCCTCTAAAAGTTGCATCACCAGAAGCATTACCACCTGCAAAGCCTTGATTAGTAGTTCTTGTTCCGCCAGTACCAGCACTATATGCACCGCCACCACCAGCACCACCTGAACCACCTGCTGCATTACTTATACCAGCACCATAACCGCCAGCAGTAGAAGTAATAGTTGAAAATACAGAATTATTACCAGCACTTGCATTTCGCCCATTGTAGTCAGTATCAACTACACCACCTGCACCGCCAGCACCGACAGTTGTTGTGTATAAAGTTCCTGTAAATAAACTTAATTGACTTTCTAAACTACCGCCACCGCCAGTTGCAGTTACTGTGCATCTTAAACCGCCAGCACCACCGCCGCCTGAACCGCCGCCCTGAGATCCACCACCGCCACCGCCAGCGACAACTAAATAATCAACACCAATACTAACAGGTGCTGGCACTGGTGGGGAGTATAAACCTGCAATTATATTACCTATCATTAAGCAATAGCCCCTACTACATACCATGCATTAGCAGCTGTTTTAATACATACTGCAGATTTATATTGTGCAAGAGTTGGTGATGCTGGTACTGCGCCAGCACTTAACACTGTAGTAGTACCGGATGTTACTGCGCTAATTGTGCAAGTTCCTGCACCTATGTTTAATACTGTGATCGCTGTGCCTATTGCAAAGTCTACAGAAGCATCTGTTGGTATCTTGAATGCTATTGCTGTAGCTTTGTTCATTATCTCTAGTACCTGGTATTGATCTGCAAGTACAGCTGTGTAATCTGCGGTGTTAGCAGTGCCTACTGTGAATGAAGTTAAACCATTAAACATGCCAGAGGTAAGTACGTCACCTGTAGCTGCTGGAAATCCTGTTGCCATTATTGCTCCTTAATAAGAAAGTACGTTTTGCCCTAAGACACCGTAATCTACGTTGCCTATTATAAACCCATCTATGACAGGTTCTAGTGTTGTAAAGGTCGTTTTCCAACTATTTGGCGTTATTGCCATACGCACGCCAAAAATCTGTAAGGTCTTCTCAAGTAAAGATCCGCCTGGCTGAGTAGTAATAATTGTTATATTGTCAAAAAAATCTAGGTCTAAAGCTGCAATAATGCCTAAATTGTAATTAGGCGTGTATAGGTCTAGAACTATAGCATCACATCGGATTGTGGTCTCAGCTCTACTAGCCACATAGGCTTGGCCATAATCAAGGGCAACGGCATCTGTCTGCATAAGCAGGTTGTCTAAAAAGTAGCTGTGTAGGAAATATTTATCTATAGAAGCTTGATTAGATGCTATTTGTGCTGTGCCACCAAGTCTAGTAATTGTGGCTTTGTTAAATATAAGCGTGTCGTTAAGAACCCAACTAGCATCAAAATAATCTATACCTGTGCCATTATCTGCAAAGACTGTAGGTGTGCTTGAAATAGATCCAACCGTTACAGCTCTATCTTGAAAAATGAATGAGCCGTTTGCATCTACATACAGTGCGCCATACTCAGACGTGGCTACAGTAGTTAACGCTTGCAGTGCTGTGCGGTTAGTGCCTGGGTCTGCCTGCATAGTAGTAAGACCTGCGTCTATATCTCGCATTGAATCAGGCCAGTCAATTTGATCTAATATCTTGTTAATACGTGTGCCAGATAATTGTCCAGCAGTAGCATCTGTAACTGTACTTATTTGTGCTAATTGCGCAAGTCTAAACGCATCTACCGCTTGTATTGTTGTAATGGCTACATCCTCGCCAGACTCACCTGGGTATGTGGTTACGTAGTTTGTAATAAATCCTGAGAAGATAGGATAGGTAACATTGTTAAAGGTAGCTGTAATCTGCACTTTTTTCATAGGTGTTAATAAATTATAATACGGGCCAGTAACATTTTGCGGATTAAAGTCACCATTCTGATCTACTATGCGTAAAGTTAGTGAGCCTGTTTGGAATTGATCTGACAAAGCGGTACGGCCTCGGTTAGTTTCTATGCGGTTAACCTGATTAGACACATCTACAATTACATCTGCAGAGTTGGCAATAACATTAAAATCTAATCTGCCTTCATCAAAAATCATAGCCTGTGCAAAGGATGGGCCAGTGCTAAAGTTAATTATTGCATTTATTACTGGTACGGTCATTAAAAGCCTTGACCTGCTGGCACTGTGCTATAACCATTACGTGTGGCAATTTGTATAGATTCTGCAATAGCCTGACTTAATCTATCGCCACCTGCTGACGTGTTTACTGTAACTATAATTTCTTGTGGTGCAGCACCATTAGTCCTACTACCTGGCGTAAATCCAAGTGCTAATCCTAACTGCATACCTTCTGCACTTGATGCAAAATTAGGGTTATTTATAGAAGTATCTGCAAGGTTACCTATGCGGCCACCAGCACCGTCTATAATAGTACCGCCTGGGCCGATCTGTGATGGACTTACTCCAAAGCTAGTTAATAATGCTTTAGTAGCTTCACTTAGTGCGTAAAATTGTGTTGTCAATTCTACTGTGGCCTTAGTGCCTTCCATCTCAGCTAATAACTTTTTAGCCAAAGCCTCGTTATTATCTAATATTGCTAACTGTGCTTTCAAACGTAATTTGGTCTCTTCATCTGTAGCAGCGTTTAATGCAGCTGTAAGTCCTATGCGCTCTAGGTCAAACTTATCGCGTAATTGATCTACGGCAGTCTTTTTCTTTAGCTGCTCATTCTCTGCTTTACGTAAAGTTACACCGGTCTTAATTTGTGTAACTTCTTGCTTCAATAATATTGCTCTGCTTGTGGCTGGTGATAATCTAGGTGCGTTCATATCAGACTTACGCAAAAACTTGCCGCCTACTTTAACGCTTGCGTTAGGGTTAAGTAATCCTATTACATCGCCAACAGTCCTAAATGCGTTGCCTATTTTCTCGGCTGCATTGACCATCTTTGTAGTAAATGTATCTATGTCGTTACTGCCAGATAATGCTGCTATAGCATCTAGTAAGCCCTTGCCTATAGCTTCTTTAGATTCATCTACGGCTACAGTTAATTTAGCCATACTGCCTGCATAGCCTTCTACAGCTGCTGCGGCCTGACCTGCAAAGTTAACGTTAAGTGTGCGCTGTACTTCTAAGAATGATGCTGACTTTAATTGTGCCTTGCTTAGTCCAACACCTAACCTGCCTAGTGCTGCGTTATCGCCTAGGTAAGCCTTAGATAGGCTTGTAGATACAGCTGTTAGATCCTTGCCAGTGCCTGCTGATACGTTTAGTGCAGTTTCAAATAAACTCTGTGCCTGAGCGACATCTTTAGTTACTATAAGTAAACGCTGGAAGCCTGGGATTAAACTTTCATCTACTATGCCAAATTGCAACGATAGATTCTTTAAGTAATCTTCTATGCCTGGCTGCTGAAACTCTAAGCCTAGGTTGCTGACTGTCGTGCGTAGTTTAGCGGCTGCCTTCTCGGAATCTATAAATGCGTTGACTGCATTCTTGCCAAAGTTAACTAGCGCAATAGATCCAAATACCTTAGCAAAGGTTTTGCCTAGGCTTTGCACATTCTTGTCAAAGGCTGATATTTCTTTCTTGCCTTTTTTTAATCCTTTGTTATCAAAAGTGCTGACTGCGCTAACAATTAAATTAGGCACTATGCAGCCCTTCTAATTTCTGTGTCTTTAATAAACTTCTTTGCTACTGTATCAATGGCATTAACTACTCTAGGTATAATTACATCTTTAGTCTCATCCCACGCACGATAGATAACACGACCCCGCTGCTTGCCTTGACCCTTCATGCTAGATAGCATCTCCGCAGCTGCATTAAATTGCACAGGTGCGTTAGGGTTTAATGATTTATTACCTCTCGGCCTACCTATACGGCCTGCAGTCTCAAATATTGCGCCTGATCTAGAATTGTTAAACACATAGAATGCAGCCTTAAAGCCTTTGTCGTTGCTTTTATTTTGACCTGCAGAATATGCGACTTTGCTTTTAGCGTATGCATAATCGTAAGGTGGGAATAATCTATTAGGATCTTTAACAGTTTCCATAGATCCAGTGCCTTTACCCCAACCACTAAGCACTTCATTTTGTGCCGGTAAATAACCACGTGCACGATCGCGGACAATTAACATAGCCTGTTTAATATTTTTTGACATCTCTTTGTTCAGGTCTTTGTCAACATCTTTCATAGCCTTCTGGAGTTGTTTAACGCCTGTTACGACTACGGGCATTTTTAATCTCCTTAGCTCTATCTTGTAAGACCTGCACGATTGCTCGTAGCATTTCTGAGTCCATATTTATAAACTCATTAGGCGCGATCCCTAGCTCTACAGACAAACTTGCTATCGCATAGAGCGTAGAATCACGCTGTACTATTTTTTTTCTTCGTCTAATACCTCGACAGTTTCTAAGCTGTCAATAAACTCAATACCAAATATAGGTACAGTTACGTTAGCCCTACGTAAGCACTCCTGCGCCATACTTTAACTCGAAAGCGTACTCGACACCTGGTGTTATCTTATGCTCAGATACTTCACCATTAGCCCTTGTTATCTTTAGCTTTGCCATTATTACTCCTTAGGCTGTTACGTCAACTACTATAGGGCTTTGGCAGGTAAATGTAATTGACTGTGTGCTTATGTCGCCCACTGCGCCGTTTACATCCTGTGTGTTATTTACAAGTACTGTGGTTTGATACTCTGGGTTAGTTGCACTAATTACAGCAGAAGTCTGCTTAATTGTTAGTGGCACTGTAGTACCCCATGCTGCCTGTAGTGTTGCGTTTACG